CTAACATATTCACCTCCTACGCAAATAATAGCATAGTTCAGAAAACACTATTTTTTTTTGGGGGGAGCAAGGAAGGGGTCTCCCTCTCCACCGAGTCAAAGTCCATTCAATCGGGCAGATCGAAGCAAGCAACAAGCGATAATCAGTCAAACCCAAAATAACCCAAACCATTTACCTGTAATCGATGTTTGAGACAGTCTAGTTCAATGATGACCCAGTCCAATAGTTCTATTTTAAACGAGGACGGACAGAGGGCAATCTATCATCATATCCAACAGTCTACCGAATAGACTATAGACATATTATATATTTCACCTATATTTAAATTTATAGTTATCTACTATAGAAGTCTAGAAACTATAGATAACTATGATAGTTATTATAGATAGTATATATCTATAGAAATATACAATCAATAGAAAAATACAATGTATTATTTTAACCACAATGTATTGTATTAGTAGATTATGTGTATAATAAAGTTATACATAGATAACTATGTATTGATTAACCTAACTAACAAGGAAGAGAAAATGCTAAAGTTCTTAAAAAAACATGAGATAGAAATATATTGTGTTTTGTTCGTATCACCGTTTATTTATATGATTGCTTACCTAACTATTCGTATCTTTCAAACAAACTATTAAGAGGATAAACAAAATGATTAACTTAGAAATCGAAGAAATTTATACTGGTGGTGGATGTGACCATTACGAATTACATTTTAGGGAATACGGCATCATATTCGCAATCAACAATAATGATTGCAGCATTCCTACCGAGGGCGAGGATTGGGGCTTTTGTACTTACGCTACTGAGGATGACCAAAACAATGGCAATTATATTGATTGCGTTGGTCCATTCGATGATTTTAAAAAAGCCAATCTAATCGAATTTTGTAAAGGGTTTATCGCCGCTAAACAAATTAAAAAGATAGAAGGTTATTTTGAGTTAAGCCAAGTCAATTTCGAAGAGTTGGTGTCCGATATTGCCAATACTTGTGAACCCCATGTTTTATACGATGCTTTGTACTTTTATTTGCACACTATGTCAAAAGATACTCTTGAGGTATGGCTTAAAGAATTAGACGCTAATCAATCTTTTAAATTAACTGACTACATAGAGGAATAACATCATGCTAACTTTATCAATGGATACACCAAATAGTTATTTTACAGTTAAAGAGGCAAAATTTATCTGTAGTCAAAATAATGAATTAGATGATTGGAAGTACAAGATTGAAGATGTTGGTAACGATAAAGGGTTAGTAGTTATTAGAGTCTATGATGAAGAAAATAACCCATTAGGATACTTTTAATAGTGCTATATATCGTATAGATACTCTAAGGGTATCTATGCGATTATCACTTAGATAGTCAAAACCTAACTTAGAGGAGCAATAACATGGAATTAACTACTTATTTAATAGAGAAGTATTCACATAATGAATTAGCCGACATCGCCAATCATGGTTGTAGTGGTGGAGTCAATGGATTGATCTATACCCAAGATTGTGTAGAACTCTATGAGAAGTTTAAAGAAGATTGCCACAATACAATTCTGTCTTATCAAGATGCCACTGGGGAGAAAGGTTTTCCCCAATGGATACAAAATGGTGAACAAGACTATCGTAATTTTGCTAATGCAATGATATGGTTTTCTGTTGAATGGTTAGCTCAAGAGATTACGAGCGGCGAATATCAAGAGGAGATTGCTTAACATGATTACAGGCATATCAACTAAAGAAGATGTTTTAAATCACTTCACAAAATGGTTAGAGAGAGAATACCCAATCATTGATGAAGATGATGAACTCTACAATCGATTAATCATTGCTAGTGTGGATGATTTAATCAATGAAGATGGGGCAGACTATTGGGGAGATCGATCAGTTAAAACCCTATTTCAAAGAGCTAAAGACAAACTACAAGGAGAATAAGATGAACACTAATTTATATTTTAATCGCCCAATTAAAACCATGTTTCACAATAATATGAGGGTTGATTATTGTTTATGGAACACTGGTATTCGTTTAATCTCTGTTAATGGGTTTGACCAACAATTATTAAACAATTGCATCTTTTCACATTACATAAAGATAGTAGAAAACCATGAGGGAATCACACAATGAACACACTATTAGATTATTTACTAGCCACCATATTTGGTATCTTATTAGGGTTATCACTTGTCTTATGGTGGGCTGATCCTTTGAACTACTCCTTAACATTCTAACCATGGACTGGGGGAAACCCCAGCTATTTTATGAACTATCTAAGCGTATGTTCTGGAATCGAGGCAGCAAGTTGTGCCTGGGAACACTTGAATTGGAATCCCATTGGCTTTAGTGAGATTGAAAAATTCCCCGCGCGGGTGCTAGAACATCATTACCCCAATGTCACCAATTTTGGTGATATGACAAACTATAAGGAGTGGAACATAAATGGAACAGTTGGACTTTTGGTCGGAGGAACTCCATGTCAATCATTCTCAGTCGCAGGTCTCCGCGAGGGACTCAAAGACCCAAGAGGAAACCTCATGCTTACCTATGTTGGAATACTTGACCACTTTAGACCCAAGTGGTTTATTTGGGAAAACGTCCCAGGCGTACTTAGTTCCAATGAAGGAAGGGATTTTGGTTCCCTGCTTGGGGCGGTGGCAGACATCGGGTATGGGTTCGCCTATCGGGTGCTTGACGCTCAATACTTCGGAGTGGCACAACGCCGCAGACGTGTGTTCGTTGTCGGAAACCTTGGAGACTGGAGAGGTCCCGCAAAGGTTCTATTTGAGTCAGGTTGCCTGTCAAGGGATTCTCCGCCGAGCCGAGAAAAGAGGAAAGAAATTACCTCCCGTTCTGGAATTGGCGTTGAAATCACAGGTCCCCTTGCCGCCAGAAGATTTGCAGAAACAGACGGACTAAGCGAGAACTCAGCTCAAATGGTGGTGATGCCCGATACTGTCGGAACTCTTGACCTTGAATGTGGTGGTGGTCGTAAAACCCATCAATCGGTAGTAAGTGGACATTTTATTACGACATTTTGGAATGGTAAACAAGTTGCCGATACCATTACTTGCACTTCTGACAATCAACGTACGCCAGATAAAAATAAGTTACAGGCAGTTCAAAGCCCATACCGAAAGTCTCGTAGAGCCACATCTAAAGATGATTTTGAAACATGGGTTGATGATGGTTTAGCCAATACTTTAAATACATTTGATTTAGGTGACATTAGAACTACTCATGCAATTGCAATTCAAGATGCAAGTGGTAGAGATAAAGCCCAAAATGGGAAAGGTTGGAATGAAGATGTTTCATACACTTTAGAAACAAGAGGGCAACAAGGTGTTGCTCATGCGTTTAAAGTCCTTGGAGGTGGTGGTAATGGTGGTAAAGGTTATCTTGGACAAGATGAACAAGCATTTACTATTTCAACGGTACAAGACCAACAAATTGCAGTAGGTGTTGATATGTACAATTTAACAACAAGTCAAGAGTCAACACAAACAATTAGAGGTACTGGACATATTGACCATGTTGGTGGAGTTATGCAACAAATGGCAGTACGTAGACTCACCCCTGTAGAATGTGAGAGACTCCAGGGATTTCCCGATAAATACACCGACATTTTGCCTGGGGGTAAACCTACTCCCGATGGACCACGTTATAAAGCCCTTGGAAACTCAATGGCAGTTCCTGTAATGCGTTGGATTGGTGAACGTATTGACGCAGTAGAAAAAGGTGTGTTATAGTATTTTCATTACAGAGTCGCTCCTGTCTATTTAAACCCTTTAATAAGTATTTTGAGAGTTTAGGAAAGTGAAATAAGCCCATTTTCTTAAACTGAGCGAACTCAGGATACTTACTAAAGGGTTTTTCTATTCGTGCGCCTGTGATCGCACTCCAAGCGTTATTGAGCAGCTCTGTTCGTGCTGGCGTGGAAGGAAAGCGAATCACCTACGATAAAGGTTACACGGGTGCGTGAGGTTGCCAAGCCAAGCGATAAACAGGTAAGTATGCTGATATAGGTTTCTGTGATGGGCAGATAATTAAACCCATGCCTGATAAATAAAGCATTGGCACTAGTTGTGAACTAGGACAGTTCTAGGACTGAAGTATGAATGATATATATAAACCTATCATCATCCATACCGTGTGCCTTTTATTGTCTTTTAAGATTAGATGAGTATAAATACAACACTTATCTTTAAAAATATATTGCAATACTTTTAATAATCATTTAATCTTTATTTGTAGTTGCAGTAGATGTAAATTAAAACCTAACTATTAAAAGGAATATTATGAAATACAAACTCTGTATTGAGTGTAGACATCATGAGAAATATGGTGATCTTGATCTCTGTCACGCAAACCCTAAGAACAATGTAGTCGATGGTTCACGCAAGTTACGCTATTGCGAGAACGAACGCACCTACAATACGAATGACTCATGCACCATAGATGCTCTGTGGTTTGAGCCTACTAATGCACCACTAGAATCCAATGGTCCTGATGATGATCTGGATTGTATTCCATGGGGGATTGCCAAATGAAACTATCTGAACAAGCTAAACAAGACACTCATATCTCTATGCTAGAGATGGTGATTGATAAGCTATCTAAAGACATCACCGAACTAGAGAATAGAGTCGATGAGTTAGAAGATAAAGAAGAACACTTAAAAGAAATTATTAAATCACTTGCGGAGGTATTGTAATGGCTAACGACAGAAACGATTTTGCACCTGATGTGCGTAATTCTGCTTGGTGGTCATCTGACTCCCGTAGAGCTATCCAAGGACACGCAGTTGAAACCATTTTAATTAAGCAAGGTAAGTTACCGATGCCTGATTTAAGTGGTATAGAGG